TGGAAAAATAATCCAGGAAATCACAATCCTCAAGGCAATTAACAATAAATAATTATAATCATGGCATTTACAGAAAATTCAACAGTAGGGATAGCTTTTACAGTTAGACAAACATTCTCAGGATCAGGCGGTCCTATCGAAGATACAACTAATGGTATCGATACATTTCCAACAGGGTTAACTCTATCAGAAATGGATAGAAGTTTTTTACAATACAAATCAAAGGCTGATTTAGGACTTAATACAAGTTACAGTAACGTATCAGCAGCTAAGTTATATTTCAAAGGAAAAGATCATACAATGGATATTGATGATCAATACCATGGACAAAAATTTGCAATAACTGATAATACAGATAACTATACAATTATATTTACATTTGATAAAGCTGCAGGCAGCGGCGGTACTCAAACAGCAGAATTATGCGGATATGGTATCGGAGTTGGACCTGAAATCAGACGTAAATGGACTTTAGGTTACATTTAATAAATTTTCATACTCCCCAAATAGTAAAGCCGTTCTCTGAGCGGCTTTTTTATTCCGGAAAAATAAAGAGGAACTTCTATATAATTAATGTATGATATATTTAGATATTAAGTTTGATAAAAGTATTAAGAGTTTATTTAAAGATCTAGATGTGAGAGAATCTAAATTAAAAAGCTTTTGTCAATTTATAATTAATGAAACTAATAATACGAGAAAGAATCATTTCTATAATATAGATGTAAAAGGAATACAATCTACTAGCTCTGGTTATTATTTTGGTACGAGTGATAAAGAGCAAGATGCTGAAATGGAATTAGCTTTAAAAAGTGGATATAGAAAGATTGAAAAGAGGAGAAAGTTTTTATTACAATCATTCTTTCATGAACTTGTTCATTTTAAGCAAGATAAGTTTGATTATATTTCAGGTAAGAAGTTAAATTACTCTGAGAAAGATGTTACTGATAGAAGTCCTGCTTATTGGGATAATGAATATGAAGTAGAAGCTCGTAAGTTAGAAGAAAAATGGTACGATGCTTTTGAAAATATATATTATTGATCGTTAGGCCAAAGACGAGCTTTCATATACTCGATATCTTTCTTTATTTCAGCTATATCAACTTCCATTTCTTTCATACTCTCAGTAATAATAATATTACCGTCTGGAGTAATAAAGTTAGCTATTAAATTTTCTATCTTAGATATAAGAGGTAATAATTCTCTAATTTCAGTTTGATTAGATTGAGCCATAAAACGTAAAGCTTGAGTTTCTGTTTCTAGACTCTCAAGCTTTAATGCGATTATTTCTTGATCTTTTTGATAAACTTCTTGCGATACATACTTACTGTTTAAATAGAGAGCTAGAAAAGCTGCTACACCTGCTAAAATGAAAGTTGCAAAGTTTAGATTTTCAATACCATTTTTTATAAAGGAAATTAATTTAGCCATTTAATAGTATTTATAGGAACATAAATATAATTATATGAAGAAAGTTAAAACTTTAACAGATTTATTTGAGTCTTTGAATCAGAGTGCTATCGCACGTGATCAGCAAAGGGATTATAAAAATTTAAAATACACGCCAGGTGAAAGTAAACAGAGTTACAAGAAAGGAAATATACCAACAGTGTATGCACAAAAGACAGGGGTACCATATAGTCCAATGGGTATATCAGATCAAGAAAGTAAAGAAGTATTTGGATATATAATTAACTCAGAACAAACTAAAACTACGCCAGAGAATCCAGAAATAGTAGTTGTTGGTTTGTATAAGACTGATTTAGTTTATCTTCAAAAAAATATTAAAAGTGATTTAGAAGAGATGGTCGATGCTATTGAACCTGAATCTTTATTTCCAGAATTTGGTGTAGGTAAAGTTATACATAGAGTTACCGGTAAAAATTCTGCATTCATACATAAGTGTAAAGCTTTAGAACAAGTATTAGAAAAAATGAATACACCGCAATACAAAAGAAAGATTACTCTCGCTAAACGAAAACGCGATAGTATGAATTTGAAGTATGGTGATTGATTTTTAGTATTTTTATACTATAATTAGATATGCCTAGAAAGACTGAAAGATATCTTAAGTGGAAGCATATTGACCATAGAATTATTGAACTAGTAAATGAATTAAAATCAATAAGATTTGACACTATACTAGGATTATCTAGAGGTGGTATGATACCTGCTACAATATTATCATACAAACTTAAATGTCCTAACCTTCAGCAATTAGGTGTTAGAACTAGAGATGTAAAAAACATACAATATTATAATAATCCTTTACTAACAGGTAACGTATTAGTAGTAGATGATATAAATGATTCAGGTCTTACTTTTGATTCAGTTGATGAATATATTGATTATCATTTCGACCATAATGAAATAAAAAATATAACGTATTGTTCTTTATATCAAAGATATAACACAAACTTTAAGAGAGGGATAACTGCACATGTCATTGAAAACGATGACTGGTTAGTCTTCCCTTGGGATTAAATAATTAAGTGAAAGCCAGAGCATTCCATTTTGAAATTAAAGATATGTTAACGCAGTTTGTTGCTGCGTTTGATGATATAGTTATAGGTCGATTCAATAAATCTAGAGTAGAACAGGATAAGATAAATGTTAGGTATGTATATGCTCCTAAACAAAGAGTCTTTATGGACTTAGTTAACGAAAACAAGACATTAACATTACCAGTTGTATCAGTTAACGTAAATAACGTAAGTAGAGACCCCTCTAGAGTATTCAATAAATTAGATGGGTTTACTTATCAAGGCACCGTTACACAAGAAACCGTATCAAGAAAAGTAAAATCCCCTATACCGATTAATATTAATATAAGTTGTTCAATAATGACTAGATATCAAACTGATATGGATCAGATAATTAGTAATTTTGTACCTTTCTGTAACCCTTATGTAATTATATCATGGAAAGTGCCTTCAGGTTTTTCTTTATCTAAAGAACAAGAAATAAGAAGTGAAGTATTATGGTCAGGTGATATTAATTTAGATTACCCAGTTGAAACTACAGGCGCACAAAAAGCAAGAGTTGTAGCAGATACATCTTTTACTATCAAAGGCTGGTTGTTTAAAGATGTAAATGACCCGGTAGGTAATATCTTTACTATCGATACTGATTTTCATAATGAAAATTTACTAACAACTTACGACAATTATCCAACATTATCAGGCAATACATACACATTTCCAACTTCTACTAACTTAATAAATGAAATAGAAAATATAACTTTATCAGGGGCTCCAGATATTACTAATGTATACTATAATAACGTACAATTATTTGATAGTTTAACTATTTCTAAAGATGCATTAGATATTAATGGATCATCAAACTACGTATTACTTAACGGATTAAATTTTGAAAATATAAATGGATTATTATTAAGTGGTAACTCAGGACCATATTATAATACAGCTTTAACAACTATTAGTGACTTTCAAAGTGGTAGCCATGATATTGGTAAGTCTATTACAGGTCATAGTATAAATTATGAAGTAATAAATGATAATACTTTATCGTTAAATTTAAGTTCTCCAGGTGTAGCTTTTGGTTCAAATACAATAATGGATCTAAGATTTGTACCATATACCCTATCTGCAGGTTATGCAGTATCAAATAAATCGTTAATATCACAAACATATAGTGGTAACGACACCTTTATTATCGTAAAATTTTAATTAAATAATTACAATGGCTGACGACAAACAACAAAGTAGTGGATTCTTTAAAAATTTAGTTAATAAATTACCATACCAATCATTAGATTTTAATAATGTAATTAACGATTTAAATCCAAAATATAATACATTCCAAGATGTAGGAATGAATAGAACAGAAGCGTTAGCTAAAAATAGTATATTTTTTAATAATGACTTTAATAATACACCATCAGGTCATGTAAGTGTAGATGGTAATTATAATAAATTAGTCTATGCTAATATAGAAGAAAATAAAGGCGGTAGATTAAGAGATTATAGAATTATGGCTGCCTTTGCTGAAATTAGTGATGCATTGGATGAAATTTGTGATGAGTGTATCAATATAGATGATAAAGGTAACTGCGTTAATTTATATTTACGTAATATGGATTTAGATGCTGATGTAGCTAATACATTAAATGAAGAATTTGAAAGATATATTGATTATTTTAACTTAGATAGAAAAGGATTTGAATACTTTAGACAGTTGTTAATTGAAGGTGAAGTATATTTTGAACATATTATACATTCAGGTTTTGCTAAAGAAGGTATTTTAGGTAGTGTATTATTACCTTCTGATTTAATTGATCCTATTTTTGATAATATTCAAAATATGATAATCAAAGGTTATATTTTACGCAAGCCAATCTTTGATCCTAATAAGCCAGAAAAGATTGCTAAGTTTGATATGATTCCTATGGATGAGAACCAAATAACTTACGTTAATTCAGGCATATGGAATCAGGATAAATCATTTAGATTACCTTTTATTGAAAATGCAAGAAGATCTTATAGACAATTATCATTGGTTGAAGATGCTATAGTTATATATAGATTGGTTAGAGCACCTGAACGTCTAATGTTTAACGTCGATGTAGGTAATATGTCTCCTCCTAAAGCCGAAGCTTATATGAGAAAGCTAGTAGCTGAATATTGGAGTAAAAAGACATTTGATACTAATCAGTCAGGTCAGGTACAGAAGTTTAATCCTCAATCAATGCTTGATTCATTCTGGTTTGCTAAGAGAGCAGGTTCAGACGGAACAACAGTAACTCAGTTACCTGGCGGGGCAAATTTAGGTGAGTTATCAGACTTAATGTATTTTGTTAATAAACTGTATAAAGCTCTTAAAGTACCTTTGAATAGGTTAAATCCTGATAGTCAGTTTACCGATGGTAATGAAATATTAAGAGAAGAACTTAAATTTGCAAGATTTATTATTAGATTGCAGCAGCAGTTTGCTACAGGATTAAAGAATGGTTTCTTAACTCATTTAAAACTTAAAGGCTTATATAAAGAGTTAGATATTAAACCTAATGATGTTCATTTAGAGTTTAATGTACCAACTAACTTCTATGAATTAAGAGAAAATCAAAAATTAGAACTTAAAGCTACTAATTATAATTCTTTAGCTAGTAATGAATTTATTTCAGGTACGTATGCTCAGAAGAAATATCTTGGATGGAATGATCAAGAAATTAAAGCTAATAGAGAGTTCTTGAGAAAGGATATGGAGTTTCAATGGGAGTTAAGTCAAATTGGAGCTGGTGGTCCTGATTGGAGAGATAACGAAGGAGCTACTGCACCTGGAGCAGAAGGAGGATTAAGTCCTACTGATGCAGAAACACCACCACCATTTGGAGGAGGAGCAGCTGATATAACACCTGAAGTTCCAGAAATAACACCTGCTGAAATTGGTCAAGAAGAAGACGTTTAATTATAAACTAATTGAATTACTAAAGTAAGACGTTCTAACATATATAGTGCCACTACTACTACCCACTGATGCAGATAATTGAGAACTATCAGTTAAGCCTTTAAACGTAAAACTATCATTATCATCTAATAAAAATGCTCTACTAGAAGTTGATAATGTATTATATCCAGTGTAGTCTAAAGGCCATGTTTCTGATTGACTACCATCAAAAATACTCAGTGCTTGACCTGATTTATTCACTACTGTAGCTTCACTACATTTAAAACTACTTAACTGTCCAATACCTGTAGCTATAGGTACCGCAAATTGATAGTTTTTATTTCTATTTACATATGGGCGATCAACATCTGTACCTGCCCCTGCTTTAGTTAATACTGGAATTGGATATGCCATATAATTATTTATTAGAAATAGAACGTTTTATTAATTAAATAATAATATATGTCAACGTGTACAATTAGTCCAATATCAGGTTTTCAGAGTACGAATCTGAATAATAGAATAGATACATTTAATAGATTAGGTGACAGAATATTAAGATCATTAGGTTACCCTACTATTAATGTTGAAGTTCATAGAGATCAATTATTTGAAAATATAAGTATAGCAACTGAATATTTTACTAAGTTTGCAGGTTATACACGAGAGTATCTAATTTTTGATAGTAATTTGTATATTAAAAACTTTGGTATAAAATTAGATGACTTGTTTACATTTGACCCGGGGTCTGATGATAGTACTATAAATGTTAATCCTGATTTTACTAAAGAAATAAATTTAAGTGCAGATCAGCAATTTGTATGTTTATCTGCAATTCCTCAATCCTTTTTTGATTCTGTTTCATCGTTAAGTGGTGTCGTAACAAATGGTATTAAAGTAGGTGAAGTAATTAATAGAACGATTTATGATCAATTAATAGATTTTGAGACAAGCGGTGAAGGTTTCCCTGTAGGTGAAGCTCTTATTGGGTTTACTTTTGAAATCGGTCAAGCAGGTACATCAATATTATCAGGTATGTTTCAACCTCAAGTGCCGCATGATTTTACTGTTATGGGTTCAGTTTCAGGCACTCCAACAAGACAAGGCGTACCACAATCACCGCCTGATATATATAACAGAACAAGCTACAAATTTGTTAATAGTTTTGACTATGATCTTATGGATTATAGAAAAGTTATCGATGTTAGAAACTTTACAGAAGGTTCAACTACAGGAATTAATACTCTATTCACTATTGAACAGACATTAGCTCAACAAACATACTTTAGTTATGCTATGGGCAACTATGGGTTTGATTTAGTATCGTGGTATACTCTTAAAAATTGGCTTGAAACGAGAGAAAAACTCTTAGCAATTGAAAGAACTTATTCATTTGATCCAAGAACGCAAATATTAAAAATGTACCCTCAACCAGGTTCATCAAATGATACAGTTAGATTTTATGGAGTAATAGATTGTTACGTTGAAAGACCAATAAGGGACGTTATAAAAGAACTTTGGGTGTATCAATATGCTTTAGCTTTAACTAAAATATTAGTTGGTAGAATAAGAGGTAAATATACTGGCACTAGTTTATTTGGTGGAGGAGCATTAAATGCTGATTTACTTAATGAAGGTTTATCAGAAAAAGCTCAGTTAGAAGAACAGTTATATACAGGCGCTCCTGGTCAAGGTGATGCTGATCCACCTTTATTCTTCGTAGGTTAATTTAAAATAGTCTGAAATTATAAATATATATATGGCTAATAATTGTACTAGAGATACTTTAAAATCATTTTTTCAAACAGGAGACGTACCAACCCAAGGTAATTTTGAAGATTTTATTGAAAGTGTACCTAATTTAAACGATAATAATACCCTTTCAGGATATAATCATTTCGAAACTGGTATACATATCGGTAATCTTAGTGGTGGATCCGGAGTAGTTCAAGCATCATCAGCTACAACAGGGTTAATGTTAGCAGGTTCAGAAGGAGCTCAAACAGAATCAGGTGATCAATTATTTGGAGCAAATATTGAATTAAATTCTTATAATCATCCAACATTATCAAGTATAGCATTCTATGATGCAGCAAGTCATAATTTTAGAGACCAGACCGGTAGCAACAATACTACTTTATTTGTTAATGGCTCTGCATGTATATCTAGCGGTTTATCCTCAGACGGTAATACATTTACAGTTGAACCTTTGAATAATAGAGTAGGTATTGGTACTAATGTACCTGATACTGCTTTAGATGTAGACGGACATTCACAGGTACATGTTTCGCCTGAAAACAAAATTGATAATTCATTTGTATTTTCAGTTAAAGCTGATAATAAAACAGGAGCATCGACAGAGTTAGTCGGTGCAACTAAATTAGTACATGATCTTTTTAAACACAGCGGTGAGACTTGCGGTTTTGCAGACAAGTCTAATCATTTTCATGATATAGTACGTATTAATAAAATAACTCAAGACGGTACCGGAGACAATTTAAATTTAGAAAGAACGCAACAACAATATTATGCAGTAACAAGTAATGTATTAAGAAATGAAAATGCAGCATTTTTAAACCATTCAAGAGTTACAAGAAGTATTAATAATATAGATGTAGCTATGACCAATCTAACTGGTTGGGATGTTTCAGATATTGAGGATAGTAGTAATAGATCAGCAACTTCACAGGTACCTTTTACTCAATCTGAAAGTACCTTTATGACATTTAATTCTGGTAGCAATCCATTTATATTAAATGATCTATTACAAATAACTATAGATACAGAATTTCCAGGGGCTATAGTTGCAGCAACTTTATTTGCAAAAGTTGTAGCAGTTAGCAATACAAGTTCAGGTGATAGAGCTGAAATAAAATTATATTCAGGTAATTATAAAACTATTAATGAAGTACCTAAACAAAAAACTCAAACCTCTTTAAGTGCTGAATTTTCAGTTGAAAAAATAGATACATCACATTATATGACATTAGCAACTGGTACAAGTGCTACTGTAACAACTGATAATACAAGATTATATGCTAATGATTCATTCACATTAGAATTTGATAGTTCTCAGGATCTTAAATTAAACGATGTAATAACATTACTAACAGATGGTACTAATGGGTTTCAAAGTGCTGAAGTAGCAACAGTTACTGAAATAGTTACTCCAGGTACTAAATTCAAATTCGTTTATGGGCCTTTAAGATTTAATAAAGATAATTTAGAATTAACTACTTTACCTAACTCATCTATTGTTGGTGTATTAAAAGGAAGTTTAGATGGATTGCATAGAATGACTATTGGTGATTCATTCTATAATTTCTTTTCTGATAATAGCGGTAGATATGATACTTTTACTATAGGTCCTGGTACTCAAGCAGATAATTTAACAGGTGGTAATATTGCTATAGGTAAAAACATATACAATTCAAAAGCAGGTACAATGTTACTTGGTTATGAAAATAATACAATGACTTTATCTAGTGATGGTTCAGTTGGTATTGGTACAAATACCCCTAACAAAACTTTAACCGTGGTAGGGGATATATCAGCAACCGGTACATTAACAGTACCTAATTTAGAGACTAATGTTGAAGTATCAGACTTTACAGTAAACGGAGGGTTCTCGGCTGATGGTAATACGTTTACTGTTGAAGATACAAATAATAGAGTTGGTATTGGTACAAATATACCTAATAAAACTTTAACCGTAGTAGGTGAAGTATCGGCCACGGGTAATACATACGTAGATGGTTTGACAGCTTCTAATAAAGCTGAATTAAAGGGAGATTTAACTGTAAGTGGAGGATTTTCAGCTGATGATGTTTTATTTGTAGATAAAACTACTAATAGAATCGGAATTAATAATAGTAATACAGGAGGTGCTGGTCCAGCCCTTAATATTAATGGCGATCTATCAGGTAATGGTGGTATATGTCTACCATCTAAACACAGTAAAATGTTATTAGGTACTAATAATATGGGAAATCCGGGTTTAGAGGTTAGAGGAGATGGATCAAACTGTTCTGGTTTTGTTGGTATAGGTAAAAGTAACCCAACAATACCTTTACATATTGTACATCCTAATTCAGATACATCATCCGGTTCAATAGGAGAGGCATTAAGAGTTGTAGGTTCAACATTATTAACTACAAAAGGTGATACAGTATTAACGATTCAAGCTGAGTCTGATAATGCAGGTGATGATGATGAACCATTATTAAAATTAAGAAAAGGTTTAACTAATGCAGGAGAGGCATGCTTGGCTATTCACGGTGCAGGTAATGAATATTCTGGTAAAATTACCGATGCAGTTTATTTAAAAGCAAGTAAAGATGGTATATCATGCGGACATTGTGAAAATATTCAGTTTGTAGTTAATGAAGTAGCTGGAATAACTTTAGCTGGTTCAGGTTCTAAAATACCTAATGTAACTATAGGTGATTGTGGATTAGCAACTCATAATAATGATAATACTTTAACTTTATCTAAAGCAACTACAGCAGCTAACTTCTTAAAAATACATACTCATTCAGCTCAAAATCGTCAAGGTATATG